CATGATCCGACCCAGCCGATCGGTATCTGGGACGAGGTGCGCGAGGATGGCAAAGGCTTGTACGTCAAGGGCCGTCTGCTGCTGGACGTGGCCAGGGGGCGCGAGGCTGCGGCGCTGATCGAGGCCGGCGCGATTGACGGTTTGTCGATCGGATACCGCACCAAAAAAGCACACAAGAATGGCAAGGGCCAGCGGCTCTTGGCTGAACTGGAATTGTGGGAGGTGTCACTGGTGACGTTCCCCATGCTTCCGGAAGCGCGGGTGGGGGCGAAGGGGGAAAACCCCGAGGCCGCCATGTTGCGTGATCTGGCTGGGGTCATCAATGACGCCCGCCACATGCTGGCCCGCGACTGAGCCAGCGATCTAACCTCAACTTTTCACAGGAAAACAAAATGAGCAAAACCGACCGCAAGGCTCGGGACGTTGGCCATGCGCCAACGGACCTGTCTCCGGCTGCCGAGGTGAAGACCGCGATGGCCGGTTTCGTGAATGATCTGAATGACTTTCAGGACAAACTTAATTCCAAACTGCAACAACAAGAAGAGCGACTGACCATGCTGGACCGCAAGACAACAACCTATCAACGCCCCGCACTTTCTGTGGCGGCCGAAACCGATGCCCCGCACCAAAAGGCGTTCAATGCCTATCTGCGTTCGGGTGATGATGACGCGCTGCGCGGCATTGTTCTGGAAGGCAAGGCCATGTCCACGGCTGTGTCTGCCGATGGTGGCTATCTGGTGGACCCGCAAACAGCGGAAACCATCAAGAGCGTGCTGAATTCCACCGCGTCGCTGCGTTCGATTGCGTCCGTAGTGAATGTCGAGGCGACATCGTTTGATGTGCTGATCGATCATACCGATGTGGGCGCCGGCTGGGCCACCGAGGCCGGTCCGGCGTCGGAAACAGGCACGCCTTCGATTGATCGTATCACCATTCCGCTGCATGAATTGTCGGCCCTGCCCAAGGCAAGCCAGCGTCTGCTGGATGACAGCGCGTTTGACATCGAGGGTTGGCTGGCTGGCCGTATTGCCGACAAGTTTTCCCGCGCCGAGGCGGCTGCTTTTGTCAGCGGTGACGGTGTGGACAAGCCCACAGGTTTCCTGACCCATACGGCGGTGGATGATGCGACATGGACCTGGGGTAATCTGGGTTATATCGCCACCGGTGTTGACGGTGATTTCAATGGCACCAACCCTGTGGATGCAATCATTGATCTGGTTTACGCGCTGGGGGCCGAATACCGCGCCGGTGCGACATTCGTGATGAATTCGAAAACCGCCGGTGCCGTGCGCAAGATGAAGGATGCCGATGGCCGCTTTATGTGGTCCGACGGTCTGGCCGCGGGCGAGCCTGCGCGTCTGATGGGTTATCCGGTGCTGATTGCCGAGGATATGCCGGACATCGGGTCGGGGGCCACAGCGATTGCCTTTGGTGATTTTGCCGCCGGTTACACCGTGGCCGAACGCCCCGATCTGCGCGTGCTGCGTGATCCGTTCAGCGCCAAGCCGCATGTTCTGTTCTATGCCACAAAACGTGTGGGCGGCGACGTGAGCGACTTTGCCGCGATCAAGCTGCTGAAATTCTCGGTCGCGTAAAGCGGATCGGGATCGGCCCTCTGCCGCAGCATTGGCGGGGGGCTGAAATGGGCGTGCGTCCGGGGTTTCGTGTTGTCTAGCTGCTCCCCTCCGTCCAAGCAATACGATGGGCGCGCGCCCGCCTTCATGGCGGAGGAATTCAGATTTTTCGGAGATTTTCCATGATGTTAGTCGAGCAAACCACAGTGCCGGCAGCGGCGCTGCCGATTGCACAATTCAAGGACCACTTGCGGATGGGCACGGGGTTTGCCGATGACGCGGTGCAGGATGCGGTGCTGGAAAGCTATCTGCGCAGCGCGGTTGCGGCGATCGAGGCGCGCACGGGCAAGATATTGATCGCGCGCAGTTTCATGTGGTCGCTGACCGCGTGGCGGGCGCTGGGGGAACAGGCGTTTCCGGTGGCCCCTGTCAGCGCGATCACCGAATTACGCCTGCTGGATCGTCTGGGGGCGGTGACGGTGATCGATGCGGGCCGTTATTCGCTGCAAAAGGATGACCACCGGCCAAAGCTGTTGGCGGTCGGGGGCTGTTTGCCGACCATTCCGATTGGCGGCAGTGCCGAGGTGATCTTTGACGCCGGTTTTGGTGCCGCCTGGGGCGATTTGCCGGCGGATGTGAACCATGCGGTGATGCTGCTGGCGGCGCATTATTATGAACATCGCAATCTGGGCGGGGCGGCGGGCGAGGTGATGCCTTATGGCGTGACCAGCCTGATCGAGCGTTACCGCACGGTGCGGATACTGGGCGGGGCCACGTCATGAGTGCGCCGGTTCTGAACCGCAAGCTGGTGCTGGAGGATCCGGTGCAGGTGCCCGATGGCGCTGGCGGATTTAACGAAACATGGGTGGCATTGGGCACCCTGTGGGCCGAGGTCAAGGCGGGCACGGGGCAAGAGAAGGCGGGCGAGTTTATCACCGTTTCCAAGGTGCCCTACCGCATCACGGTGCGCGCCGCCCCTTACGGGGCGCCATCGCGACCCAAGCCGGAACAGCGGTTTCGCGAAGGCACGCGGCTGTTTCGCATCAAGGCGGTGACCGAGCGGGACCCGCAGGCGCATTTCCTGACCTGTTTTGCCTATGAGGAGGTTTCGTCATGAGTTACGGCGTTTCGGCCGCGCTTCAGGCGGCGATTTATCAGAGGCTGGTTTCGGACCCTGTGTTGATGGGGCTGGTGGGTAGTGCGATTTACGACAACGCACCGGCGGGGCCGATCACCGGCACCTATGTCAGTCTGGGGCCGGAAGATGTGCGCGACCGGTCGGACAAGACCGGCTATGGCGCGCTGCATATGGTGACGATCAGCGTGATTTCGGATGCAGCCGGTTTCCAGACGGCCAAGGAAGTGGGCGCGGCGGTGAGTGATGCGTTGCAGGGGGCCACGCTGACGTTAAGCCGCGGGGCGCTGTGTTACATCAACTTTGACCGTGCCACGGCGCGGCGGGTCGGCACGGGGGAAACCCGGCGGATTGATCTGCGGTTTCATGCGCGGGTCGAGGACAACTGACCGGAGCAAATATCCGGTTTCTAAAAAAATCTATCATTATTGGAGTGACAGCTATGGGTGCCCAGAACGGCAAGGACCTTTGATCAAGATGGACATGACCGGTGGCGGTCTGTTTGAAACCGTTGTCGGCCTGCGGGCCACGCGGATCAGTTTCAACGCGGAAGCGGTGGATGTGACTAGTCTGGAAAGTGCAGGCGGCTGGCGTGAATTGCTGGGCGGGGCTGGTGTGAAATCGGCCACGATTTCGGGGTCCGGTGTCTTTAAGGATGCCACCACGGATGAACGCTCGCGCCAGATTTTCTTTGACGGGGAAACGCCGAATTTTCAGGTGATTATTCCTGACTTCGGCATCATCGAGGGGGCTTTCCAGATCACCTCGGTTGAATATTCGGGCAGCTATAATGGCGAGGCGACCTATGAGCTGAGCATGGCCTCGGCCGGGGTGCTGACATTCACGGCGGCACCGTAATGGCGAACCCCTGGGCAGGCGAAGTGGCGTTGGTGCTGGATGGTGTGGAACACGTCTGCAAGCTGACGCTGGGTGCTTTGGCGGAACTGGAGGCGTCCCTGGAAACGGGGACGCTGGTATCGCTGGTCGAGCGGTTCGAGAGCGGGCAGTTCAGCACACGCGATGTGTTGGCACTGATTGTGGCGGGCCTGCGCGGTGGCGGCTGGCAGGGCAGTGCGGCGGATCTGATGGCGGTCGAGGTTGGCGGTGGGCCGGTCGAGGCGGCACGGGTGGCCGCGGAACTGCTGGCACGGGCCTTTGCGGTGCCGGATGCGCGCGCGGGATGAGCGGGTTTGACTGGCCCGGTCTGATGCGGGTGGCGTTGCGCGGGCTGCGGTTGCATCCGCGCGATTTCTGGCAACTGACGCCGGCGGAACTGTTGATGATGCTGGGCGAGGGTGCTGCGGATGCCCCGATGGGGCGGGCGCGGCTGGAGGAGTTGGCGCAGGCCTATCCTGACAATTTGGAGAATGGACATGACAAGTGAAGTGGACGGGCTGAGCGGATTTGACGATCAGGTGGCGGCCCTTGAGGCAACGATGGGCGGAGCAACGGCGATGACGGCGGTCTTTGACGGCGAGTTGTCAAAGATGCGCGACAGCCTGACCACGACCAACCGCGAGGTGGATGTGTTGTCAAAGGGGATCGGGCGTGGATTGAAGTCGGCCTTTGACGGGCTGGTGTTTGACGGGATGAAGCTGTCGGATGCGCTGAACAAGCTGGCGGAGTCGATGATCAACGCCACTTATAACGCCGCGATTACGCCCGTGACCAAACATTTCGGCGGGTTGATTGCCAATGGTATCGGCGGGCTGTTCGGTGGTGGGGCGGCATTTGAAAAGGGTGGCAGTTTTACCCAAGGCCGCGTGATGCCTTTTGCCAATGGCGGGATCGTCAGCGGGCCGACGACATTTCCGATGCGGAGCGGCACCGGATTGATGGGCGAGGCCGGACCCGAGGCGATTATGCCGTTGACGCGGGGTGCAAACGGGCGGTTGGGGGTCGAGGCCAGCGGTGGCGGGCGGCCTGTGAATATCACCATGAACATCAGCACGCCGGATGTCGAAGGGTTCAACCGTTCGCAAGGGCAGATTGCGGCACAGCTAAGCCGTGCTTTGGGCCGCGGGCAGCGTAATTTCTAGGAGGGGAACAATGGGTTTTCACGAGGTAAGATTTCCGGCCAGTCTGAGTTTTGGCGCGGTGGGCGGGCCTGAACGACGCACCGAGGTTGTGACGCTGGCCAACGGGTTCGAGGAGCGCAACACGCCCTGGGCCCATTCAAAGCGGCGCTATGATGCCGGTCTCGGGATGCGCTCGCTTGATGATGTGGAACTGATGATCGCGTTTTTCGAGGCGCGGCAGGGGCAGCTATACGGGTTTCGCTGGAAAGACTGGGCGGATTACAAATCCGGCAAGGCTTCGGTCGCGCCGCATTTCGAGGATCAGGTGATCGCGATTGGCGACGGGGTGACGGCAATTTTCCCGCTGACCAAGACCTATGCGTCCGGCACAGCGCAATATGTGCGCCCGATCACCAAGCCGGTAGCGGGCACGGTGGTTGTCGGCATTCAGGGGGATCAGCAGCAAGAGGCGATCCATTTCGATGTGGATACCGCAACCGGTGTGATCACTTTCAACCATCCGCCCGATATCGGGGTCGAGGTGACGGCGGGGTTTGAGTTCGATGTGCCGGTGCGGTTTGACACAGACCGGATCCAGACTTCGGTGGCGAGTTTTCAGGCCGGTGAAGTGCCGAATGTACCGGTGGTGGAGGTGCGTATCTGATGGGTCTATCAACTGAATTTGAAGCACATCTGCGCGGTGGTCTGACCACGGTTTGCCGCTGCTGGGCAGTGGCGCGTCGGGACGGGCGGGTGTTCGACTTTACCGACCATGACCGCGAGTTGGAATTTGAGGGCATTGTGTTCAAGGCCGATTCCGGTCTGACGGCCAAGGCGTTGCAACAGACCTCGGGACTGTCGGTGGACAATACCGAGGCCTTGGGTGCGCTGTCGGATGCGGCGATCACCGAGGCCGATATTACGGCGGGCCGGTTTGACGGGGCCGAGGTGCGGGCCTGGCTGGTGAACTGGGCCGATCAGGACCAACGCCTGTTGCAGTTTCGTGGCACGATTGGCGAGATGCAGCGCAGTGGCGGGGCGTTTCAGGCGGAACTGCGCGGGTTGACCGAGGCGCTGAACCAGCCGCAGGGGCGGGTGTATCAAAAGGCTTGCACGGCGGTTCTGGGCGACAAGGATTGCCGGTTCGGGTTTGATCTGCCCGGGTATGTGGCGGAACTGGCGGTCGAGGTGGTCGAGGAGGCGCGGGTGTTTCGGTTTGCAGACCTAAGTGGTTTTGACACGCGCTGGTTTGAATACGGGCGCTTTACGGTGATGAGTGGCGAAGCGCAGGGGCTGGTCGGGTTGGTCAAGAACGATCGGATTACAGATGCGGGCCGCGAGATTGAACTGTGGGAGAGCATCCGCGCACCGATTGTCACCGGCGATATGGTGAAGATCGAGGCGGGGTGTGACAAGCGCCCTGAAACCTGCCGTCTGAAGTTTGACAACTTCCTGAATTTTCGCGGCTTCCCCGACATCCCCGGCGAGGACTGGTTGATGAGCTATCCGACACGCGGTGGTGTCAATGATGGCGGGAGTCTGGGGGGATGACCGTGATTGGCGAACAGGTGGTTCTGGCTGCGCGCGGCTGGATCGGCACGCCTTATCGGCATCAGGCATCCACCAAGGGGGCGGGCACCGATTGTCTGGGCCTGCTGCGCGGTGTGTGGCGCGAGCTGTATGGGGCTGAGCCGGAGGACGTACCCGCCTATACGCCGGACTGGTCCGAGCCGCAGGGCGAGGAACGGTTGTGGCGTGCGGCATTGCGGCACTTGCAGGTGCAACAGGGGCGGGCCGCAGGCGATCTGCTGTTGTTTAGGATGCGGGCGGGCGGTGTGGCCAAGCATCTAGGGATTGCGGGGCGCATTGGCCCTGAACCGACTTTTATTCATGCCTATACGGGTCACGGGGTGGTTGAGAGCCCCCTTAGCCGCCCGTGGCAGCGCCGCATTGTGGCGCGATTTGCGTTTCCCGAGGAGGGGTCCTGATGGCGACTATTGTTTTATCTTCGATCGGCTTTGCCGCCGGTGCTTCTGTAGGCGGGGCGGTTTTTGGCCTGTCCAGCGCGGTGATTGGGCGGGCAATCGGGGCCACGCTGGGGCGGGTGATTGACCAACGGATTATGGGGGCTGGCTCGCAAACCGTGGAAACCGGCAAGGTGGACCGGTTCCGCCTGACCGGCGCGTCCGAGGGGGCGCCGGTGGGGCAGGTATATGGGTCTATGCGGATCGGTGGTCAGGTGATCTGGGCCTCGCGGTTTCAGGAGGCCAGTACGACGAGTGGCGGCGGTAAGGGTGCGCCGAGTGGCCCCAAGACAACAAGTTATAGCTACACCGCCAATCTGGCGATTGCCTTGTGCGAAGGGGTGATTGCGCGGGTGGGCCGTGTCTGGGCCGACGGGATCGAGATTGCGCGGGATGATCTGAACCTGCGGGTTTATACAGGGTCCGAGGACCAGATGCCGGACCCAAAGATCGAGGCGGTTGAAGGGGCGGGCAATGCGCCGGCCTATCGCGGCATTGCCTATGTGGTGCTGGAGGATCTGCCACTGGGGCAGTTTGGCAACCGGATCCCGCAGTTTACCTTTGAAGTGCTGCGACCGGCGCAGGATGTGGCCGAGGGGGATATTGCGCAGGCTGTGCAAGCGGTGGCGCTGATCCCCGGGACGGGGGAATACGGATTGGCGACGTCTCCGGTGCATTACAGTGCCGGTTACGGGGTGAACCGCACGGCGAATATGAACACGCCATCGGGCAAGACGGATTTTGTGACCTCGGTCGAGGTGCTGGGCGAAGAGATGCCCAATGTCGGCTCGGTATCACTGGTGGTGTCATGGTTTGGCGGTGATCTGCGCTGTGGCAGTTGTGATGTGCAGCCCAAGGTCGAGCAGGCGGGCGATGATGGCACGGGGATGCCCTGGTCGGTGTCCGGTGTGTCACGCGGGGCGGCGGCGGCGGTGCCGGAACTGGACGGGCGTTCGGTTTACGGTGGCACGCCGACGGACCAGTCGGTGAAAGAGGCGATTCAGCATCTGAACGCGCAAGGGAAAGGGGTGGTGTTTTACCCCTTTGTGCTGATGGATCAACTGGCGGGCAACGGGTTGACCGACCCCTACACGGGTGCGGCGGATCAACCGGCCCTGCCGTGGCGCGGTCGTATTACGCTGTCGATTGCACCCGGGCAGGCGGGATCGCCGGATGGCACGGCGGCGGTGGATGCCGAGGTGGCGACGTTTTTCGGCTCGGCAGCGGCTTCGGATTTTACCGCGACCGCAAGCGGGGTGTCCTATAACGGTCCTGCGGAATGGTCCTATCGCCGGTTTGTGCTGCATTACGCGCATCTGTGTGCGGCGGCGGAAGGTGTCGAGGCTTTCCTGATCGGATCAGAATTGCGCGGGCTGACGCAGATCAGGGGGGCGGGTGGTTCGTTCCCCGTGGTGCAGGCACTGCGCGATCTGGCGGCGGATGTGCGCAGTATTCTGGGGGCGGGAGTTAAGATTTCCTATGCGGCGGACTGGTCGGAATATTTCGGGTATCAGCCGCAGGATGGCAGTGGAGATCGTCTGTTCCATCTGGATGCACTGTGGGCGGATGCGAACATAGATTTTATCGGCATCGACAATTACATGCCGCTGTCGGACTGGCGCGAGGGGTATGAGCATCTGGATGCGGGTGCGGGGTCGATTTACAATCTTGATTACCTGAAATCCAACATTATGGGCGGCGAGGGTTATGACTGGTATTACCATTCGCCGGAATCCCGCGAAGCCCAGATCAGGACTCCGATTACGGATGCGGAACATGGCGAGCCGTGGATCTACCGTTTCAAGGATATCAAAAGCTGGTGGTTAAGTACCCATCACGAGCGCATCGGCGGGGTGCGTCAAAGCACACCGACCGCTTGGGAGGCAGGCAGCAAGCCGGTGTGGTTTACCGAGCTGGGTTGTGCGGCAGTGGACAAGGCGACGAACGAGCCGAACAAGTTTGTTGATCCCAAATCGTCCGAATCCAGTCTGCCGCGCTATTCCGATGGCACGCGGGATGAATTGATCCAGATGCAGTATTTGCGGGCGATGTACCAGTTCTGGAACGATCCGGCGAACAACCCCGTGCATGATGAAACCGATGTGCAGATGGTGGATATGGCGCATGCCCATGTCTGGGCCTGGGATGCGCGGCCCTTTCCTTATTTCCCGAACCATCGGGAATTGTGGTCGGACGGGGTAAACTATGCGCGGGGTCATTGGCTGAACGGGCGCACGGCGGCGCGATCGCTTGCCTCGGTTGTGGCCGAGATTTGTGAGCGTTCCGGTGTGACGCAATATGATGTCAGCCGTCTGTATGGCTATGTACGCGGCTATTCCGTGCCGGCGATTGACGGGGCGCGGGCGGCGTTGCAGCCCTTGATGCTGGCTTACGGGTTTGACGCGGTGGAGCGGGACGGGGTGCTGATTTTCCGTAACCGCGACGGGCGCAAAACCGGTGTGGTGCCGGCCGAGAAACTGGCCGTAGCGGCCGAGGCGGACGGGTTGATAGAGGTCACCCGTGCACCAGTGGCCGAAGTGGCAGGGCGCATTCGGTTGAATTTTGTCGAAGCTACAGGCGATTACGAGGTGCGGGCGGTCGAGGCGGTGTTCCCGGACGAGGCCACGTTCAGCGTGTCGCAATCGGAACTGCCGCTGGCATTGACCAGTGCCGAGGGCCGCGCCGTGGTGGAGCGCTGGCTGGCGGAATCGCGGGTGGCGCGGGACGGGGCGCGCTTTGCCTTGCCGATGAGTGAACTGGCGCTGGGCGCGGGCGATGTGGTGCGCCTGCCGGATGGCGATGGCGAGGCGCTGTATCGGCTGGACAATGTGGAGCAGGCCGGTGCGCAGATGATCGAGGCAACACGGGTGGAAGAGGGCATTTACAAGCCTTCGGAAGGGACGGACGAGGTGCCGAACCTGCGCCCCTTCACCCCCGCGGTGCCGGTTTATCCGCTGTTTCTGGACCTGCCTTTGCTGCGCGGGGACGAGGTGGCACATGCGCCGCATTTGGCGGTGACTGCGACGCCCTGGCCGGGATCGGTGGCGGTTTACAGTTCGTCCACCGATGCGGGCTATGGTCTGAACCGGCTGGTCGAGGCGTCAAGCGTTGTTGGTGTGACCGAAACGGTGCTGGCAGCTGCGCAAAGCGGGCTGAAGGATCACGGGGCACCTTTGCGGGTGAAGATATACGGCGGCGATCTGGTCTCGGCCCCCTGGGGGGATGTGCTGAACGGGGCCAATCTGGCCGCCATTGGCGATGGGTCCGGTGACAATTGGGAGGTGTTCCAGTTTGCCGAGGCCGTGCTGGTGGCCGAGGATACCTATGATCTGTCGCTGCGGCTGCGGGGGCAGGCGGGGTCGGACGGGATTATGCCGGCGGAATGGCCTGCGGGCAGTCAGTTTGTTTTGCTGAACGGGGTGCCGGAGCAGATTGATCTGGCCTTGAGTGAGCGGGGGTTGTCACGGCATTACCGCATTGGTCCGGCGGCGCGCAATTACGATGATCCGTCCTATCTGCACATGCAGGCGGCGTTTCAGGGGGTCGGGCTGCGGCCCTATGCGCCGTGCCATTTGCGCAGCCTTGGGGCTGTGGGCAGCGATGTTTCTGTTAGCTGGGTCCGGCGCACGCGGGTGGATGGCGACAGTTGGGAGGGCGTCGAGGTGCCTTTGGGGGAAACGGTCGAACGGTATCTGCTGCGGGTCAAATCCGGCAACACGATCCTGCGCGAGGTTTTCCGCAATGTGCCGGACTGGACCTATGCGGCAGCGGATCAGGTGGCAGACGGGGTGAGTGCGCCCTTTACCATCGAGGTGGCACAGATTTCCGATAGTTTCGGCCCCGGGCCGTTTGAATCTGTCGAGATCACGGCCTAGGCATGCGGCCGGTGCTGCATGGGGATGTGGTGGCCGCGGCGCTGGTGCTGCTGCGGTTGCCGGTTTCGGCGCGTTCTGAAGTTATGCGCGACATGCTGGAACAGGCGGCGGCCGCGGACCTGTATCGCAAGCGGTTGGGCAAGGGGCATCCCGTGTGGGGGAACGGAAGCCTGATGGCGGTGGCGATGCGGCGGGAACGGGCATCCGAGCCGTTTCTGGATGATCCGGACTATTGCCGCTGTCTGATCACGGTTTTTTCAACGCTGCTGGAATGGCGGGCCGAACGGGCCATGTTCAGCCGGAGGCGCAGGAAATGCAGGTTGGCACGGTCGGATCAAGCTGCAACCGTTTGA